ACGCAACAATGTCAGTTAAAAGTTTTAAATTTGTATCTCCTGGAGTGTTTATCAACGAAATTGATAACTCCTTCATCCCAAAAAGTCCACAGGCCATCGGGCCCGTTGTTATAGGACGAGCCCGACGAGGCTTGGCTATGCAACCGGTAACTGTTGAATCTTATTCCGATTTTGTTGAAATGTTCGGTGATACCGTTCCGGGTTTTGGCGGAGGAGACATCTCCCGATATGGAAACCTCCAGTCTCCCATGTATGGAACTTACGCCGCAAAGGCGTTCCTGAGGCCAGGTGTTGCCCCTCTTACTTATATTAGACTACTTGGACAACAGACGACCCAGGGAAGCGCCGTCGGCGGCGATGCCGGCGCCGGTTGGAAAACTTTAAAGACGGCTAGCCCCATTCCAGCAAGCAATGGGGGAGCTTATGGATTGTGGCTTTTCACTTCTAGCTCCAACAAGACCCAAGCCGATCTAGGAACGGGAAGTTTGGCAGCCGTCTGGTATCTGAGTCAAGGTGACATCTATCTTAGCGGTACCACTTATGGCGGAAGCGTCCCTCTTAATGGTACGGGAACAGGCACTGCCATTCTTGATGCCACAGGTTCCAATAATGTTATAATTGGAACGGATAGTGATAATTTATTTACTATGGTCATCAGTGGCGGCGTAGGCCAATCTGAAAAAGTCAGATTCGGCTTTGACGATTCCAAGGGCACCTTTGTACGCAAGGTTTTTAACACTAACCCTCAGCTTGTGAGTTCTTCGACCTTTTATGCTGATACCACCGAGACAGCGAAAAGCTATTGGCTCGGTGAAACTTATGAGCAAGAATTGAGAGATCGGGGCTTCACCTCGGGCTGCCTTGGAACTATAATGGCGATTTCTAAAGGGACTTCTACGGGCCCCTGGACTATGGCTTCTCAAGCTTCCATTGAGGCGGCCGCCGGCTGGTTTATTGGCCAAGATTTAGGACAACCTGCTTCATATGTTCCATTTAGACAACAGAAGCTTTTCCGACTCGTTGGCCGCGGGCATGGCGAATGGCTACAGAAAAATTGTAAAGTTTCAATCGCGAACATTCGGGGGTCTTCCACTACTATAACAGAATATGGGACCTTCTCTATTATTATTCGCAACCTCAACGACACTGATAGTAATGTTCAAGTTATGGAGAGATACGATAATTTGAGTTTAGATCCCACTTCCCCCAAATATGTAGCACGAGTAATCGGCGATAAATATGGCAAATGGGATGCTAACGATAAGAGGCTTAAGACTTACGGCGAATACGATAATAATTCTAAATTTGTTTATGTTGAAATGAATTCGGATGTGGATGCCGGCGCAACTGATCCCACTTTACTCCCCTTCGGATATTTTGGACCTCCCAGATTTAGGACTGTTTATGATCTTCAGGGCACGGGAGCGGCAAATCCATCGCCGCGAGGCGCCATCACCGTCACCGGCACGGAGCCCCTTACCTTATCCAACACCTTTTTAACGGGAGGTATCGGTATTCCGAACTCCATGCCTGGGGCGCGCGCCGGCAACGAGACTGGCCTTGTTGGCACGCTTGGCGTCGTCTATCTGTCAGCTGGTTTTGGTGTTGCTGCAGCCGAAGAGTCGGGTAATACTGCCGGCGGCGCCGCCTGTTGCACGGGTTCACTAGCGTTCCCTACAGTGCGTTTGCGCCTCTCGGCCTCCGATGGAGGCTTAAGCGATCCCACTTCAGCATACTGGGGAATGCAAACTACACGTACGGCGACCAGCACAGTGCCCGATGCAAGCATCGCCGACTATCATAAGGCTCTTTACTCGGGATATGCTACCACCACTGCCGGCGGAGGCGGGGCCAATCCCACTAATCCTTTCGCGACAACTGGTGTGGAGGATTATGCGTATGTTTTCTCTCTAGACAACATAGCCTCCGGATCGGCTGGGGGTATCTATTACTATCAATCGGGATCCCGTGCTACCTCAACATCGATAACTTCGGGAGCTTATACTGAACTATTAAATGCTGGCTATGATAAGTTTACTGCGCCCTTCTATGGCGGTTTTGACGGATTTAATATTAACAAACCCGATCCTCTTTATAATAACGGGATGGCTGCAGCAGCCACGGAAGATAATAGCTATGAATATCATACTTATAAGCGCGCCATTGACACTGTGTCTGATCCTGAGTTTCTAGACATGAACCTCTTGAGTATTCCGGGTCTTACAAATGATTCTTTAACGACGCATGCGATTCGAGTATGTGAAGATCGTGCTGACTCATTGGCTGTCATTGATTTGCCCAATGTTTATATTCCCTCTCATGAGACCTACAAGGCTTCCAAGCCAAATAGAATTGGGACCACCCCCGTCGCAGCAGCGAATTCTTTGCGAGACCGCATAATTGATTCAAGCTATGGCTGTACATTCTATCCTTGGGTCCAGACACGCGATGAGAACACCGGCCGACTCTTGTGGATTCCGCCCAGTGTTGCTATGATGGGTGTGTTGGCCAGTTCTGAGGCTGCAGCCGAACTTTGGTTTGCTCCGGCAGGCTTTAACCGCGGCGGTCTCTCTGAGGGAGCAGCAGGAATTCCGGTCACAGGAGTTTCACAACGACTCACCTCTAAAGAGCGCGACACTCTTTACGAGAGTAACATTAACCCCATCGCCTCTTTCCCCTCCAGTGGAATAGTTGTCTTCGGTCAGAAGACACTTCAAGAGCGTCAATCTGCTCTTGATAGAATTAACGTGAGAAGGCTTGTTATCTTCTTGAAGAAGCAGATTTCAATTCTTTCCACCAAGATTCTCTTTGAACAAAATGTCCAGGCAACGTGGAACCGGTTTATCTCTATGGTTGAACCTTTCCTCGCCAATGTGAAGACACGATTTGGCATCACAGATTATAAGCTCATTCTCGACGAGAGCACTACGACGCCAGATCTTATCGATCAGAACATTTTGTACGCTAAGATTATGATTAAGCCCGCGCGCGCCATTGAGTACATTGCCATCGACTTTGTTATCATGTCAACGGGGGCTTCTTTCGAAGATTAAAGATGTGGGGATTTTTCCCCCACCACACTACTTAAAAATAGATTATAGGAGTTTCAAACATGCCATTCTGGTCAACAAATTTCGGTGAAGATACCACTTTAAAAGATCCAAAGAGAAAGTTTAGATTTTATGTAGAATTTCAGGGCATTGCGGCTCCTGTCGGAGGCGCCACTCTCTGGTATGCTAAGACTGCAGCCAAGCCTAGTTTTGCGATTGAAACGACTGCACACGCTTATTTGAACCATACTTTCAAGTATCCCGGCAAAGTTACGTGGGATGACTTGGACGTTACTCTAGTTGACCCTGTTGACCCCGATGTAGCCGCAACACTTTCAGATATTGTGGTTAAATCTGGTTATTCTCCTCCCACTGACGCCACCACTGATAGTATGGGCACGATGTCAAAGGCGAAGGCTGCTGGCGCACTTGGAACAGTTATTATTACACAAATCGATTCAAATGGTGCAGAATTAGAGAAGTGGACACTTTGGAACTCATTCATTACTGCTGTAAAGTACGGGGACCTGGCCTATGGGGAAGACGACTTGACCGAGTTGACGGTTTCTCTAGCATATGATTGGGCTAGGATTCAAACGTTCGCTAACGGCTCTGTGGCCGTCGCTGGTGAGGGCGACACCTCATTCTTTAACGTATAGACATAAAATAAACGAGGTGTATATTGTCACGAAATAAGGAGCGCGCTGGAGGCGCTCAACAAAAAGATTCACAACCACCCCCGCAGATGATGCAAGAAGAAGGGGGAGGCGGCTTTTCCTTTGTTGTTCCAACAGAATTTGTAGAACTTCCTTCACAAGGTAGGTTTTATCCTGAGGGACACCCCCTTGAGGGGCAAGAAAGTATTGAAATCCGTCAAATGACTGCAAAAGAAGAAGATCTGCTTACTTCTCGAACGCTCCTTAAGAAGGGTATCGCCCTGGATAGGCTAATTAAAAATCTCATTGTAGATAAAAAGATTAAGCCTGACCTTCTTTTAACTGGCGATAGGAATGCTATTTTAATTGCTACTCGCGTCTCCGGATATGGAAATGTCTACACGACTAAGGTTACGTGCCCCAATTGTAGCGCTCAGCAAGAATATTCATTTGATCTAAATGAAGCTAACGTATATGATGGCAACAATGTAGAGGCGGGTTCCGCAGTTGATCATGAAGATGGAACCTTTACAACTACGCTTCCTCAAACCAAAGTAGAAATAACTTTTCGATTGCTCACTGGGCAAGATGAGAAAAATCTTCTTAATCAAATAGAGCATGCTCGCAAGAAGAGATTGGAAGAGAATGCGGTCACACGGCAGCTTAAACAAATTATCGTGGCCGTTAATGGCGATGAAAGCCAAGACCTTATCAACTATGCCATTGAAAATATTCCTTCAGGTGATTCCCGGCATTTACGATTGGTCTATAAACGAGTAACTCCCGATATAGATCTCACTCAATTTTTTGAATGCAACGAGTGTGATCACTCGCAGCAACTGGAGGTTCCGCTCACGGCGGACTTTTTTTGGCCTGACCGATGAATACATGGAGAACGTGTATGAGCAGTTCTTCTTTCTAAAGTATTCAGGTGGTTGGTCATTCTCCGAAGCCTATAATTTACCGCTTGGACTACGTAAGTGGTTTGTGGAGAGATTAGTTAAACAAATAGAAACGGAAAACGAAGCCGTTGAAAAAGCTTCTAAAGGAAGCACGAGTCATCAAACTTTATCGTCTCATAATCAGCCGGCTCCCCCTCCTCAAATGGCGGGAAAGAACAGACAGGGTTAAGCCCTGTCTTTTTTTGTGGATAACTAATTATTGTGTAACCCACAGAGGTAATGTGTTTTGGCTGTAACCCCCGAAGATTTGGCGCGCCTGAGAGAAGAAGCAGCCACTCAAGAAGAGATTGCTGACATAAAAAGAAGAATTCTAGAGATGGACCGGGAGGAACAGGCTCTCCTCGAAGAGCAAATAGAAGGTCGAACCGCATTGCAGACGACTTTGAAGATCGAGCTAACGCGTGCGCACGAACTGGCTACGACTCTTCTAAAACAACGAAATCACCTCAAAGCGATAGTAGATTTTGAATCGGATAGCGTCATTCAACGAGAAATACGCCTACAATTGGCTGAAACGGAGAATGAGCTAGCTCTTCGCGATTTGGCCACTTTGCGCAGGAAGATGAAAGAAGGCAAAGCGTATGATGAAGAGAAATTACAGCAGCTTATTGAGCAGGAAAAATACTTAAACCTTGAAAAGAAAGGGCGCGGAGTCATCCGGGGTGATTTAGCTGCCACATTCGGTATCCAAGCTAAGCTTGAGGCAAAAATGTTTGAGTGGGTCGCAGCCATCAACGACGGCACCGCCGGCGCCTTGGCACTGAAAAGAGCCCATATGTTAGTTGATGCGGTGGTGGAAGAATCTTTTTCGAGACTCTACGAAAACGCCAAAAAACTCATGGTGGAGTTTGATGAGATAACATCTAGTTTTGAAAAACAGATGCAGTTAGTACCCGAATATACCGCCGCCATTGAAGGCCAATACACAGCTTTGAATGAATTTGGTGTATCCATTGCGGGGGCCGCGGAAGCTCAAACGGATCTCATTAAAACAACCACTGATTATACCCTAATGAGTCGCGAACAGCAAGCTCAATTGATGACACACAGTGCCGTCGCCGCACAACTGGGGGTGGCCACTAGCGATTATGCCCAGGGAGTTCAAAACTCGATGAAAATGATGGGCCAGTCTGTGGATGGCGCCATAGAATCTCAAGGGGAATTGGCTGCAACCGCACGTCAGCTAGGTTTAGATCAAGGGGAATTTGCGGCTAAGTTTGCGGCCTCTGGTGGTGCATTGGCGAAGTTTGGAGATCAAGGAGTTCAAGCGTTTAAAGACTTGGCCCACATTTCTAAGATTACCGGCATGGAACTAGAGAAAGTTCTTCAATTAACCAATAAGTTTGACACCTTCGAAGATGCTGCCACCATGACAGGCAAGTTAAATGCAGCGTTGGGTGGGAATTTTGTAAACGCGATGGACATGATGATGACGACGGATCCTGCCGAAAGATTTGGGATGATCCGCGATTCGATATTGGATGCGGGGTTATCATTCGATGATATGTCCTATTATCAAAAGCAATTTTATACCGAGTCTTTGGGGCTATCGGATGTGGGTGATTTGGCAATGATGTTATCTGGGAATATGGATGATTTGAGTGATTCCACAGATCAAAGCGCAGAGAGCTTAATTGAACAAAAGCAAAGAGCCCAGGCTGTCATGACTATTCAAGAAAAATTTCAGGCTGTTATTGCTGACAATTCTGAAGCTCTTATTCAATTCGCAGACATTCTATCAGTCGTCGTGGGATGGTTTTTGGAATCCAAGGTAGCGGTGGGGCTTCTACTTGGTGCCATGATTGCTTATAAAGCTCTTATTATAACCACGACCGCGGTCGAAGCGGCCCTAGCTTTTGCAACTCAAGCAGGCACAGCAGCGACGATGGCTAAAACAGCAGTTACGGCCGTGAGCAATAATATTCAATTGGTACGTTACTTGCTTCAGCAAAAAATCCTTCTTTCAACCATCGCATCCACTGTCGCCACACTCAGTCTCGGAGCATCGATTGTGATAGCAACGGGAGGTTTAATTCTGATGATTCCCCTTCTTATTGGTCTTGCTTTGGGTCTTAAAAAAATGTGGGAACATGGAGGCGCTGCAAAGGGCATCGTTATCGCCCTGGGAATTGCAGTGGCCGCATTTCTAATCCAGGCCACTGGTGGTCTTATCCTTCTAGTGCCGCTTATCATAGGAATTGTAATGGGGCTTAAAAAGGTGTGGAACGCTTTCCAGGAGGGCGCCACATGGGCCAAGGTTTTCGTTGGTGTCCTGGCTGCAATGTTTTGGCCCATCACCGCGCTGATTGGCGGCTTAAAGTTGCTTGGAATGGGGCTATCTGCGCTGGGTGACCATTGGGATACAGTGGTCGATGGTGTTGTTGCCGGAGCCACATTCTTGTTTAATATGTTGACGTGGCCATGGCGGATGGCTTTTGAAACGATTACGAACATATGGGAGTTTTTCTTCGGGAAGTCGCTGTCGCCATTCATGGAATCTATTGTGACGGGCATTCAAGCGGGAGTTGACATTATCCTCAAACTTCTTACCGCACCTTTTGAAATGGCGATGACTCTTATCACTGCCATTATGGATCCCAAGAAAATACTGGCTCTGGGGTTATTGTTAGGAGGTATTATTTTGGCCGCCCCCTTCTTGCCTATAGCCGCCGTTGGGTTGGCCGCGTTCGCAGTGGGGTTGGGATCTTTGGGATTGGCGTTGGCAATGATCAAGACAGAAGATTTACAAGCGATTGCTTTGTTTACGTCATCGATGGCCGAAGTGGAAATAGAAAAGATGAATGCTCTAGCTGAATCAATTGTGCGAATCGCAGAAGCTATAAAAGAGATTCCCACCTCTACGGCCTTGGCAATGTCAGCGACGATGACAGCCGCAAGCGTGGTAGGCCCCGATATTGCCGCAGCAGTACTGGGCGCCACAGGAGGCGGTACCGGTGGTGGCGGGGGGGAAAGACCTTACAATGTTACAATTCAGTTAGAATTAGACGGAGATGT